GCTTTGATTATGTCAATGGTAATCAATCCTCTCTTGAACCCATTAGAAATATTCTTGAACTATATGGAGATGATTTTACACCTAACCTTAACATAGAATGGGATGATATGAGTTTGGAAACTTTAATAGCAAAAAATAGTTTAGAAGCCAAGTGGACATTTAACATACCTGCATTGACTAGAAAAGTAGAGGGGGTTTCTGCAGGACATTTGATTGAGGTAGGTGCTAGACCAAATACAGGCAAGACATCTTTCCATGCATCATTAGTTGCTAGTACAGGTGGCTTTGCCCATCAAGGTGCTAAGTGTGTTGTGTTATGTAACGAAGAATCAGCACATAGAGTTGGTGCGAGGTATCTTACATCAGCAACAGGAATGACAATGCATGACATAAAAAAGAATCCTGATAAAGCAAGAGATAAATATGAAGCAGTTAAGAAAAATATATTTATTAAAGATGCATCTAATCGTGACATGGCATGGGTTGAGAGTGTTTGTAAATCTTACAAGCCTGACATAGTGGTGTTAGACATGGGAGATAAGTTTGCTAGGACAGGTGGCTTTGCTAGACCTGATGAAGCTCTAAAAGCTAATGCTATCCATGCTAGACAGATAGCCAAGATGCATGAGTGTGCAATCTTTTATATGTCACAACTGTCAGCAGAAGCAGAGGGCAAGATATATTTGAATCAGGCTATGATGGAAGGCAGTAGAACAGGTAAGGCAGCCGAAGCAGATTTGATGCTTTTGATAGCCAAAGATACAGTCAAGAATCCTGACGAAACAGAGGAAGGTCCTAGAAGACATTTGAATGTTGTGAAGAATAAACTATCAGGTTGGCATGGTGTTGAACATTGTGACCTAGATTATTTAACTGCGAGGTACATGTGAAGCTAACACTTGATGTAGAAAATACAGTAACAAAAAGAGATGGCAAGATGCATCTTGACCCATTTGAAGCTGACAATAAGTTAGTCATGGTGGGTTGTCTTGAAGACAATGGAACAAGACACTTGTTTAACATGGATGGCGAGGAGAATAACTTTGATGCTATACAATCTTTGTTAGACAGGGCAACTATATTGATAGGACATAACTTTGTTTATGACCTGATGTGGTTGTGGGAATC